GAAACTGTTTGTGACTCCTGTTTAGCAGAAGATGAGCTAACACATGAATTGATAGACTCCGGTGACTTGATTGGGATTAATTATGACCGTGCATAAACTATTTGGTATGCAAGACTACTTTCAACACATGGTCGGCAAGACCATTGAAGAGGTAGGTATATTTGATGGTGAGCTAGTTATATTCTTAGATGACTTGTCCGAGGTATGTATCTTTGAAGACGAAGCAGGTTTAGCAATGCAGATTAACGAACGACCAGAATTGGATGGATAATGAAACATATATTACTTTTTATTACTTTATTCTTTGTAACTATAGTTTATGCAGATGAAACGACAATTAATTATAAGGGTCAACCTGTGTCCTCTGCTGTCGCTCCTTCAATGTCAGCTTTCAGTCAAGACGTTTGTAGTATTGGTATTAGCGGTGCTGTCAACGGTGGGATATTTTCTGTAGCCGGTGGCACGATGGTAACAGATAGTAACTGCGTTAAGTTACGGTGGGCTAAGTTCCTAAGTGATAGTGGTCTAAAGGTAGCAGCAGTATCGTTAGCTTGTGCAGCCAACCATGAAAACTGGGTTGCTATGGAAATGTCTGGTTCACCTTGTCCTATAGGTGGTGCTATTGGTGATGCAGCTAGAAAGGCTTGGTATGACTTACATCCAACATGGTTTGAGGAAATATATGGTAAGGATTTTGTCCTTATTACTCCTCTGCCTAATTCTAAAGAGTAATGATGCTAGTGCATACTGTTATGCAACTGCTTGGGAAAATAATATGCCCGTGTACTCAAGCCTTGGTGTGGCTCAAGGTACGACTATGGAGTCTTGTCAGCAACTTGCCTGTCAGATTTTTCCTAATATACCTGAGTGTGGTCAACCTGCTCCACCGCCACCTCCTCCACCGCAACCAACCTGCACCTACAGCGCAGTTACAGAAGAAAGGCAAACCTGTGGGGATAACCAAATCGGCTCGGTCACGTACAAAAGGGAACAAAACTGCCCAGACCCATACAGCCAGCCTGTTGACTCCGGCTGGATTGAAATCTCAAGGTCGTGTCAGCCAGCTCCTCCAACGTGTCAAGCAAGAGTTGAAGAAAGGCAAATAGCGTGCCAACAAGGATTTGTAGGAACAATAACCGAGCAACAAATAACAACCTGTGCGACACCATACAGTCAGCCTACCGTTTCACCGTGGACAGAATCAGCAAATTTATGTACAAAGAGCGCAACCAATCCAACCAACATGAGCAGTCCGGTCAATCCTGCCAGCCCTTTAAGTGCGACTGCGATGCCGGAAGCAATGCCTATTGCACCTGCACCAGAACCGCCTCCAGAGCCACCACAGGAAGCACCTGCGGAAGCTGCACCACCACCGCCAACAGCCTCATCAGGAAGCACAAGTACACAACAATCACAACCAGCCGTGAGTGCGCCAACGACCTCCTCAACAGGGAGTACGCAGAATACCTCGCCAGTACAAGTGCCGGCAGGGAAGACGTTAGTACAGGGGTTCGGGTTAGTGATGAGCCTAGAGATTTTAAACCGACCGATGCAGATTCAGGAGATTCAATTGAACGACGCATTGGCATACCAGCAGGAGTTACCGTATGAGCTTAGAGGAAATCAAGGAGTCTTACTCCAACTTATCACCGAAGGCAATATTTCTGACGCTTTCAATAATCTTGCCAGCGATAGGTGGGGCAGGTTACGTAGGGATAACGACTTACAACCGTGTTATAGCTGCGACTGAAGCAATTGAGGCAGCAAAGCCTTATGACGATGCAGAACTACGAGCAGAAGTAAATGCATTAAAGGTTCAATTATCTGCACAACAAGCCTCAGTCAATGTAGTTAAAGACTCTATGGTGACTACATCTAATCAGCTTGTATCTATGCAAGAGAAGGTATCTAACGCTATCGGTACAGCTAATGAAGCCAAAGCTATCACTAACGGTAACGTGCGTGAAACTTCAGCATCTCTACTAGGTGTGCGTGAAGAGATGAAAGCTACCCGTGAAGGCATAGAATCACAACTTAAAGCACTTAAACGTGCCACCTCTAACCCGTTAGGCTCTTAATGTTTGTTACTTATAAAATATCTTGCAAAGGGAATAATAAAAATTATTATGGGTCTACTAATCATTTTCCTCGCAGGAAAAGCCAACATTTGCATTATTTAAGAAATAATTTGCACGTTAATAAGCACCTTCAAAATGCTTATAATTTATATGGTGAAGACCTTTTTACTTTTGATGTATTAAATAATTTTGATACAAAAGAAGAAATGGAAAATGCAGAGCAAGTTCTTATTGATACATATTTAGATGTGTCATTTAATAAATCTAAATCTGCTAAATCTCCACAATTATTTGGTGAACAAAATGGTTTCTTTGGTAAAAAACATACTCAAGAAACAAAAGATAAAATAAGTGCAGTTCATAAAGGTAAGCGCAATTGGAGAGCAAAGGTTGTGATTACAGATAAGGGTATTTATACATCTATTGATATGGCTTGCAAATACCATGATATACAAAAGTCAACATACTATAGACGATTAAATCGTGGTGTTAGCAACTGGATTATTATTTAAAAGGAAATTAATTATGTTATCAATCATATCAGGTCTATTAGGCATCGGATCATCTGCCTTACCAAGTTTATTAGGTTTCTTTCAACAGAAAGGTGACCAAAAGCATGAGATGGCTATGGCTCGTTTGCAGACAGAACGTGAAGCTGCTATGGCTGCTGCTGGCTTTGCATCACAAGAAAAGATTGAGGCTATTAAGCTAGAAGAAGTTGAGATGCAGACCTATACGCAAGAGCGTGAGGCTTTATATGCACATGATATGAAAATCATGGACAAGGCTTCTCAATCTGTTGTAGACCTAAATGGTAAAGTTCGCCCATACATTGCATTTACTTTTGTTGGCTTGCTAGTGCTAGTTGACATTGTTGGTCTTGGCTGGGCAATCTATACTGGTGTTGAGTTTACAACGGCTATGGGCTTAGTATTTTCTGATGACGAAATGGCTATCGTATCTAGTATAATTGGTTTCTACTTTGGCTCACGTCAATGGGAAAAACACCGTGAAGGCAAGTAAAGAACTATTTAAAATGTTGAAACACCATGAAGGTGTTAGATACAAACCATACCAATGTCCGGCTAAACTCTGGACTATTGGTGTTGGTCATGTAATGTACCCAGAGCAAGCCAAGATACCATCTACTCCAGAAGGTATGGCTACTCGTAAAGCGTACCCGTTAAAACCACAAGATAACCGTAAATGGAGTGAGGAAGAAGTTGACTCAATACTGGCTAAGGATGTCGTACGATTTGAACGAGGGGTTGCCCGTTATTTACCTATACGACTTTCACAGAATGAATTTGATGCTCTGGTCAGCTTTAGCTTTAACCTTGGTCTTGGTGTACTTCAACGCTCAACCATCCGTCAAGCGTTGCTACGTGGCGATAAAACGACTGCCATCCAGAGTCTACTCAAGTATAACAAAGCTGGTGGCAAGGTCTTAAAAGGCTTGGACAATAGACGTAAAGACGAGGCTGCTTTATTTAATCGGTAATCATACCAATGTCGCAGGTATGTCGTTCTATCTCACCGTACTCTTTGTGCAGTATGATTGAACACATATCACGACCAGCACGATAGCCTTGCCCTTGATGCCATGCATCTCTTGCTGCCAATGTCCTAAAGTATTCAACCACACCACCGTGGTACTCTTTCACATCTTTGTGGTGTACGTGACCAACATACCAATACCTAAACTTAGACCTTCCCCAGTCCTCTGACTTGTCTGCTGCCATGATAGATAGCATATCTTTACCCTTAACGGTATCGCCATGCGTAGAGCCTATTAGCACCTTGCCAAACGTGTAGTACCAACATACTGCCGGTGACAGATCAACTTCCATGCGTGGCTCGTTATGAAAGTAACAGCTAATCATCAATGCTAGTGCGTAAGATGAATGCCCATCGTGGTTACCTTTATTGATACGGAAGACTACCTTTTGGTGCTTCTCTAGCAATCGTTTTAGGCAGTAGATAATGGCACGTAGACCAACTTGCTGCACCTTTGCCCAGCGACCATCTACATCAAGCTGGTGACCGGAGGCGGTAATATTCTTTTGGTTGTCGGCATGAAACATATCACCAAGGTTTAGCAACAATGCCGTGTGAGTATTTGGTGAACTTGCTATCAGCCTATCTATTGCGCTACAGGTTAGCTTCTCTGCAATGTCCAAGTCAAAGTCATCGCCAGCATCTTTTGCCCATGCGTATAGCCCAAAGTGAGGATCACCCATAGGAATGACAGTTAACACATTCTCTGACGTTATTGCTGGTGGTGGAGTTATTGGTGCTAGACCCTTGATGTCTTCTGCAAGGTCTGCAACAAAATTACGCACTATCTCTTCTAGCTTACTATCGTCTACCCTAGTTTTAACCCATTGACCACTAGCTTTACCTTCAGCATTGTAGTAGGTAGACACACCACGAACTATAAACGGCTCTGGTGCTGCCCTAGTCATGTCGTGGTTAGGTGCATAACCAGCTAGTGCTGCTTTAGCCTTTAAGCCTCTAACAGCAACATCAACTACCGTAGCAGTTACACCAAAGAACTTGGCTGCTGCACGATTAGAATTAAGCTCACAAGACTTGCTATAATACTGCCATTGTTTATCAGTAGCGTACTGGGCTAATCTGTCATCTATGTCTGCCATATAAATCCTTATGTTTTTGTTTATTATATACATATTTAGAATAATATGTAGATATAATTAACCCCACCACAATACCTAGTATAAAAGCCTCTTTGTAACACAAGATGTAGTCTAACGTGTACATTTTCGCCTTCTTTTAATGTAATTAATTAATGCTCTACTTTTACTGCTAAACGATTTAAAGCGTTTCATGCGACCATCAAAGTTAGGTTTACCAGTAGGCAGTTTATAAGGTCGGTATATCAGCATACTCTTCTTTCATTGCCTCAATTCCTCGCATAAGCAAAACTTCAAAGCCTAGCTGCATCAAGTACATCTTACCTTCTTCGTCTATGTCCAGCTCCGCAATACCGCTACCATCTGGGTGATCTTTTATATCGCCTATTAATTCTATTTTCATGTGTTTCTCCTTATGTACATTGTTAACTATGGTTTACACAAATAGTTCAAAACTAAACTAAAAGTGTAGACTTACGTGTAATTTTAAACCGTTTATTCAACACAAACTTTTTTGTCTGTCACAAATTAAACGCAAAAAAGTAATATATGCGACTTTTATTAATCACTTTGCAATATAGTAGCGACTAAATTGAAGTTCCAAGGTAAGTTGCCTTAACACCACCTGCAAACTGCACCTCTACAGCGCAATCTTGTCCTTTAGTTCCATGCATTAGTTTATAAACTCCAAATCCCATAGAAACTACAGCGACAAGTAGTAACGTTACTACAATTACTACGGCTCTATCTGCTTTATTACTCCCACAG